CAACCGTTACGCACAGCGCATCGCTACTGTAGCTCTTGCGGATATGCTTCTTATTGGGCAGGAACGTGTTGGTTCGTTTGCTCTCGTTGCGGCGAAAGTGAGTTTGTTCAGCAAGGCACTTAGATCCGTGGCAAATGTTATCGAAGGTGAATTCAATCGACACGCCATTCCTAGACTGCTCCGAATGAATGGGATGCGTACAGAGAAGACGCCGTACATTAGATTCGGTCCGATCGATACTCCAGATCTCAAGTCACTCGCAGAATATGTGAACAAGCTCGTTGGGAACAATGTATTGACTCCCGACCAGAACCTCGAGAGACACATGAGGGAGATTGCATCATTTCCAATACGAATCGATCCTAGAGAGACATTACCAGCGATTGGTGACGTGATGGATCCTTCAGACGATGATGATCCACATGATCAGCCAAATGTCGGTGCCCGTCCGGGACCGGCGGAGGACGCTTTCTCTGATCAGCCGAAGAAAAAGCCGGGGGAGGAACAACAAGCATTCCCACCTGAGGGAGGGGAGACAGCATAATGTCTGAATTCCACTCGGCGTTTCACCAGAAAGCAAAGGAACTCATTCCGGAGTTCTTGTACGAGCAGATCAAGTCTGCCGCCATCCCTATGTCGGGGGCACAGGCCAGATGGAAGATGTCTGGCCCGTCTATCTTCGAGAAGATCGCGATCCCTCAGCTTAGGCCGGAACGCTTGAAGAACCTAAAGGATAAGGAACTCAAAACAATTCTTTCTCGGCTCAATAGGATATTTGTGACTGCGAAGCGGACGAAAGAAGACACATCAGCCTTCCTTAAGGCTAGCAATTGGGTGGTACAAGAGATGCGTGAACGAAAACTTTCTATCGATACGAAGCTGGCTGTTATCCAGGAGTACATCGGGAAGACTGACGACGAAGTCGAGAAGACACTCCAGGGTGAAATTATGCGCGATGCTCCAATGAGCGATCGAGGCTACACTGTAGAAGAGACGCTTCAGATGGTTTCGGAGAATGGTAAGTTCACCTTGGAACAGGCGAACTATATCGATCGCGCTCCGGATGGCCACACTACTTGCTCCGGTTGCCGTTTCTTCATGCGCTCCATGGGTGAGGCGGGGACATGTCAAGTCGTGGACGGCGATCCCATTTACTGGTTTGCCAAGTGCGATCTCAACATCTGCGCGAAGTATCTATCTGAGTTCAGGTTCCGTCTTGCGCAGGAGCTTATCCATTCTGAATTGATGGACCAAGCTCTCGGTCTACACAAAGCATCCGAGATGGGAAATGATGATGACGAAAATACTGATCCTAAAAAGCCAGTGATGGAACTCGTCAAGGCCAAGATCCGCAAGCGTATTCGTCCTACTGCTAGTGGAAAATGGGAAGTAACTGATGATTCTGGGCAGAAAGTTCTTGGAACACACGACAAGCGTTCCGATGCGATTCGCCAACTCGCTGCTATCGAGTCCTCGAAGCTCAAACGGCAAGGTGAGGAAACTGTGAAGCAGAAAGTGAAAGCCAAGCTGGAGCGTGAAACCAACAAACTTGACAAGAAATGTGGGGGAAAGGTGGATAAAGGACAGCCCACACTTGGGCAGGTTCACCAACCAGGTAGTGGGAAGGACGAGGATGAGGAAGACGACGAAATAAAGAAAGAAGATGTCTGGTTCAACGTCCCAATCGCGAAAATCGACAAGAAAAAGCAAAAAATTTACGGAATCGTTCTCGAGCCAGAAGAGACCGACACTCAAGATGATACGGTGAGTGCAGAAGAGATCGAAAAAGCTGCGGAGAGCTTCATGCTCCGTTCTCGCCGGATTGGTCTGCGTCATCGTAAAGTCGCGGAAGGTGTTGAGTTGACAGATAGTTACGTGACACAAGGGCGTACCAAGCTCGGTCCAAAAAGCTTGAAGGTCGGCACCTGGATCATTGGGGTGAAGGTGAAAGATCCTGCACTCTGGGCCGGAGTTGAACGTGGTGAGTACAACGGATTCAGCGTTGGAGGGCACGGAACTCGCAGAAAAAATGCCTGATCTGGGAAAATCCTCTTGACAAAACCTACGCAAATTTTGCATCATCCAGATGATGCTGGGTAAGCCTATCGACGCTCCTCAAAAGTAAGCGTCGACATCGCGCTTCAACCCTACCCTACTTGCCTCACCCGCAAGGGTCTCGCAAGGGTCGCGTTGAGCAATCCAGAACAAGTGATTGCCATGACTACGCGGCTTAACAAGCGAGCAAAATACAGACTAGCAGACATTGATGCGCGAGAGGTGTCCCTAGTCCCCAAAGCCGCAAACAAGCAACGATTTCTACTCATGAAAATGGAGGATCCAATGTCGGATCTCAACGACACCCAGCAATTTGAGGAAGAGATCCTGAAAGCCGACTTGGAGGAAGCATTGACTACCGAAGTTGAGAACGAAGACACCATTCTTGAAGGTATGGTGGAGAAAGAGAACCTCTCTAGTCGTGCCTGGAACGCCCTAAAGGGCACCCTCCGACTTTTCAAGGCTTTCGGAGATGAAATACCCGAAGACGTCATCGAGAAGATTGCACCACAGTCCAAATACGTCTACGAGTATGGTGATGTAAAGATCACCAAGGAAGAAGTTGACGCGTACCTGGAGGCGACCGAAACTGCGGAATGCAACGTAGATAAGGCGGAAAAACCAACGAAGTCTGAGGGCGGTAGAAATTTCTTTGCCTCCGACTACGCGTACGTACCGGACCCTCAGAAACCATCAACTTGGAAGCTACGTCTCACCAACACTCCTGGTGGAGCCCCAGATCCCAGAATCGTCGGAGCAGCTGTTGCTGCACTCGGCAAAGGATTCCGCGGACAAAAAGTCCAGCTTCCTGCGGCTGATCGCGGGAGGGTAAGAGCTAGAGTTCGCGCTGCGTGGTTGAAGGCCAACCCAGAAAAGTCTCGTGAAGACCTTCCAAACATTCTCAAATCGGACACGGAGGAAAAACCCATGGCTGATGAAAAGACTGCTCTAGAAGAGGAAGTCCAAAAGGGCGAACTCGAGGAAGAGCAGACACCGAAGTCCGAGGAAGTAGAGAAGGCCAAAGTTTCGAAGCAACCTCCTATGCCCTCTGAAGAGGAAGAAGAGGAGGAGGAAGAGAAGATGAAGAAGGCGAAGATGAAGAAGGCCGACGAAGCTTCCGAGGAAGTAACCATCTCCAAGGCTGATTACGAGAAGCAGCAAAAGGAAATCGCTGCTATTCGTAAGGAGCAAGCGGAGACCAAAGCAGAACTCGAGGCAGAGCGTAAAGCTCGTGCCAACGAGAAGGCGATCGCCAAGGCCGCAGAGGACTATCCGAATCTTCCTGTGAAGTCGGATGAACTCGGTCCTATGGTCCAGGCGGTTCATGAAGCTCTCACGAAGGAGCAAGCGGAGACCTTTGAGCGGATCTTGAAGGCTGCTGACGAAGCCATTGCGGCAACGAAGGCTTTCGAGGACGCGAAGGGCGGATCGTTCCAACTTTCTGAAGCTGGATCTGCATACGCTCGTATCAAGGAGATCGCGAAGTCCATCGTCGAGAAGAGTGAAAACGGCATGACGGAAGCGCAAGCGTTCGTCAGAGCTACCGAAGAGAATCCGCGACTCTATGACGAGTACCTAGCGGAAACCAGGGGGTAACTAAACATGGCTACCGAACTTCATGGTTTCAAGATCACTAGGGTTGCTGGAGAGGATCTTTCGGACAACCAGTATCGCTTCGTGAAAATCGACCCTGCCAACCCCAATGAGGTCATCAAGGTGACCGCAAATACGGATGAGCCTGTTGGAGTCCAGCAAGGTGATCCCGAGGAAGGGGAAGAGGTTGAGATCGTTGTATACGGTATCACCAAGCTTGTCGCCGACAGTGGTATCAGCTACGGCGACGAACTCGGAACCTCTGCAGATGGTGAGGGAGACACGATTGTTTCTGGTATGGACGTGACGCAGTTCAAGCTTGGAAAAGCTATGGAAGATGCGTCCGGTGCTGGAACGATCTTCTCGGCGTTGATCGATTGCGCAGCGCCTTCCAGGGCTGCATAAGGAGGATTGACCAATGCCACAACCTACACTCAATCAAGTTCACGTAGACGCGATCCTCACCCAGGTCTCCGTTGCGTACATCCAGGAACAGGATGCCTTTTGTGCTACGAAGGTATTTCCGATCATTCCTGTAGACAAGAAGAGCGACCTCTACTATGTCTATGACAAGAATGATTGGTTCCGCGATGAGGCGAAACGGCGAGCACCGGCTACCGAGTCGGAGGGGTCTGGATATAACGTCGGAACCGACAACTACAACTGCGACGTCTGGGCCATCCACAAGGATGTGGACAACCAGACTGCGTCCAATACGGACGTACCTCTCAATCCGTTCCGTGATGCCACTCGGTTCGTGACGCAGAAGATGCTTCTCCGTCAAGAGAATCAGTGGGCGGCTGACTTCTTCACTATCGGTGTTTGGGATAGCGATATCACTCTCACCGATTCCTGGGACGACTATGCGTCCTCCGATCCTATCGACGATGTCGAAGAAGGAAAGGAGACCATTCTTGGTACGACCGGCCACAAGCCTAACACGCTTGTTATGGGCTACCAGGTGTTCCGGAAGCTGAAGAACCATCCGGACATCATCGACCGGATCAAGTACACGCAGTTCCGTGTCGTTGCTGAAGATCTTCTCGCCACCCTGTTTGGTGTAGAGCGGATCATGGTGTGTCGTGCAATTCAGGCGACCAATGCTGAGGGTGAGGCCGAAGCTTACGATTTCATCCAAGGAAAGCAGGCGTTGCTCATGTACGTTGCCAGCGCACCTGGGCTCTATGAGCCTTCCGCTGGATACACCTTCGCTTGGCGTGGAGTCAGCCAAGGTCTCGGAGAAGCCATCGGAATCACTCGTATCCCAATGCGCCTCAAGAAGGCGGAGCGGGTCGAGGCCGAGAAGGCGTGGGACAACAAGGTTGTCGCGCCTGACATGGGCTACTTCTGGACTAACGCTGTTTCCTAAAGCAGCGTAACCGTTAACTGAGTTGGTGGGCCCTACGGGGTCCACCAGCAACTCAGAGAAAGGAATCTGAGATGTTGCACCAAGTTCTGAAGAAGTTTAAGGCAGAAGGACGCATGCTCGAAAGAGGGGAGATAGTTGAGACGTCTCACTGGAAGAATGAGCGCCTCCTCTTGGAGCACCGATTCATCGGTAAGCCTTCTGCGCCCGAGAAGGACAAGGAGCAAGTGAAGTCCGGTAACCGCATCGTGAAGAACGAGCGTGAACCGCTACCTACTTCTCGGGAAGTTTCTAAGCTGTCGGTGTCACCGAAACCTCCTGTTCTCTCCGAGAGACCTGGAGGGAAGGATGTAGGGGATGTCCCTGCAGTCGGAAGGGTGCCGGTGGCTAAAAAGGGGTAATGTGAAATGGGAATTCAGCAACTAACTCGAGCAAGAGCACGTGTGATGGATGGGCTTCTTCCGTCTATCAAGAGAATTCGCATCAATGCTGCACCCGATGGTAACATTCAAAATACAGGATTCACTCTTCCCTCCAAAGCAGTCGTTCTCGATGTCTTCCTGGATGTTCGCGTAGCTGAAGTTGCAGGAGCCGCGAAGACGCTCGACGTTGGACGCACGAGTGATCCGAATGGGTACATGGCAGCAGTTGATGTTTCAACGACAGGTCTGAAGAAGGCCACACTCGACAATGCTGGGCAGACAAGAGGTGATCTGCTCGTGGTGGATGAAGACGGAGCAGGTACTCTGGTTCCTGAAGCCGATGTCGATGGTGGTGGAGAGACCATCCAGTACCAGGCCGGATCGCTTGGCGACTGGGTCCAGTTCCGCGGGGATATCTACATCCTCTACGCGAACCTAGTCTAAAACAATGCTTTCCGGGGGAAGGGCGTGAGTGTATGCACCTCTGCATAGGGGCTCTTCCCCCAGAGCCTTGAGGTGTTGAAATGAAGCGTATAGCTTTCGCACTCGCGCTCGTATTGTGTCTGGCAATTCCAGCCGCTACACAAACGGGTGGCAAGCGGGCAGATATTTTCGAGAACTACGACCTCGACTCCGTTGCATACGTCTACTGCGATCCTGTTACGTACGCGACCAATCCTCCCGAGGGCATGGATCAGTGCTCCACCGGAACCGCAGCTGAAGATGGATGGGTTGATGCGCGTACTGAAGACTTCAAAGGGATCGCTATGCATGTCGATGCGATGGCACTAGCAGCCGGAACCATCGATATCTCTATTTACGCCAGAGTCAAGGTAGGGACTTCTCCCATTCAACTCGGTTTGACAAACTCCTTCGCAGCTGTCGGCACGCACTACGTAGTCATCCCTGAAGCCCTCAGACAGATCCGTGTGGGTATCAGGATCAATGGTGCGGACGATGGCGATGCGGCGGATGAAGACATCTCCATCTACTACTACGGTTCGCGGAGACTGAGATAATGAAACGCACATTCCTATTCTTTGTCGTGTTCTTGGCTATCGCCGGGATGGCATCTGCACAGAGTAGCAGACAAGGCGGAGGTCTGTCGTCTAAGGCGATTATGGCACTCGAGAACTGCTTTGACGCCTACGACAACTTCGTCTGTGGTGGTGGTGGTGGGCCTATCCCTGCTGATAATGTGACCGGTACTGGTGTGTCTCCGTATCTTGTTCGTTGGAGTGGTGCTCATACTCAGGACTCGAGCGCGCTTCAAGACACGCTCACCAATCTGATCATTCCTTATGACTATCAGGTTGATTTTGGTACCGGTGCCAACATTACTACGCTTATCCACCGCACGTTCGGTGGTGCTGCAGATCGTTTCGAGATCGATGCACAAAACAACAACGCCGGTATTGCGATGTTCGTTGGTGGTCCTTGGAGTGTCATCTACGATTATGGTGGAGCCAACAAGCCATACATCAATATGAATGCTCTTGTGCTAGCCGGTACGTCTGGCCCTCAGTTCAATATTATCGGTCAGGGTACTGAAAGTGCGATGGACAGTGCAGATGATCGACGGTACCACCTTAACATTGAACCCGCTTCCGGAGCACATACTGCAGGAATCAAATATGGTGCGTTTTGGGGATCTATCACTCCATCTGCCGCAACTGAGATCCACACACAGCTTGGTAGCGGATGGGATCACGATTGGAACAAGGGTGATGCAGCTGGAGCGAACAATACGTACCTGGATTTTGCTGCTCCGTCTGGGAACAATACTGTAACGATCCCTGCGGCCACTGGTACGATTATGCTCTCTGCTGGTGGAACCACAAACTACATGACCAAGTTCACAGGAGCAACTACAATCGGTGACTCTATGATCACCGATGATGGTGTAAATGGTGTACGGTTCCCTAACGACTACAAGCTATTGTTTTCTAGTTGGCCAGGAGGCGGAGGGATCTACGAAGTCTATTTCGATTCCGGGACTGGAACGGTTCATAGACGGCACCGCCTCGATGTGATTGACACGTTGATTAACAACGGCTCCTACCAAGAATGGACGGTTGGTGCGGCAGGATTGAATTCTGGTGATTACAATGTCAGGTATAGAAGCAATGTACCTGCACCAGGGATTCCAGATACTGGCTGGTTTATGTACGACGCCTACGCCCGCGATATGAACGGGACCACACGAACACTTGTGGACTTTTTCAGACTTTCGCCTACGTTTACAGCAAATACAGGAACGGGCAACGTTGCGAATGGCTTCAAGTTCTCGAACATCACACCAGGAGCCAACGCGACCCACAACGCGATCAACTTCGGGACTGGTTGGGACAATGAGATTCGCTACGAGACTGCGACGTTCACGACTGATATTGGATTCAATACTCCTACCGCCAATCGGACTATCGCTGTACCTGACGTGTCTGGGACGTTTGGAGTTGTGACGTCGACAGCAACTAGACATGTGTACCAGGGAAGCACAACCGGCGAGCTAGTTGACTCCGAGATTGCAGAGGCGGCAGTGCCAGCAGCGGCATCAGGAGGGGATGTACTTTCCATCGCACCAACGCTTAATGACCCTGGTGCGGGGAATACAATCAACCTCTTCAATTTCAATCCGGACATTACGGCATTGTCTAGTGGAAAGACCAACTACATCAACATGAACTTTGGTGATGCGGACGATTCCTCCGAGGTTGTCTACGGTATAAACTTTCATCAGACCTCCAACGATATCGGAGAGATCCGCCACATCCATGCTGATGCCCCATACGGTATGAGACTTGGGGCTGATGTAAGTTTCAATTTCGTGATAGATGATGATGCAACCGCCGATGAGTGGTGGTTCCAGTTGTTCACACCAGCTGCCAACGGTAGCTATATGGGTGCTGGGAACATAACAACTATCGCGATGGCTCCAGGTGATGTGCAAAAGCTATTCAATATGCAAGTGGCTCAGGGGGCGCACACTGGCGGAGAATGGACCTGGCTCTATCTCGATTCGTTCACCGCACCAAATGCAAATGCCGACGAGTGGGGTATCTACTTCGGGCGTTACATGGATGCAGGTCTAGCATTTGAGGGGAGCGTCGGCGATGCGTGGGAGACTACAGTTCATGTCGTCAATCCTACTGCTGACAGAACAATCCTTTTTCCAAACGCTAGCGGTACAGTCGTACTTGAATCCGGCTTGACAGCAAACAAGATCCCTTATTGGGATGGAACAAAGCTGGTGGACTCCAACATCTGGGACTGGGGAACTGATATCGAGTACGGGACCACAGGAGGCGGGCTTGTTCATTGGTTCTACCTAGATAGTTACCCAACCGGCATCTTTAAGATACTGGAAGAGAACAACCAGGAGCGGTTTCGTGTGCATGCCACATTTGGAGCGGCTGGAACTAGCTCCAATGACATAGTTCACCTAGGCAATCCTGCAGTGATGGATGGTAACGATGTCAAGAATATGTATTCCTCCAGTATCACAAACGCCGCACACACAGGAGCCAATAACTGGTTGAATGCTTTTCGTGTACAACTCTCTGCTAACAGTGCCAATGCGACGGAATCGTTGCTGTCGATGAGGAATACGTTCGATCACCTGCTGGAGGTCAATACGGACGCGACTTCCGGTCAGGGAAACCAGTTCTTCATTGACGTGCCGTCCCCATCGGGCACAAACACTGTTACCTTTCCAGACGCAACAGGGACGGTTGCGCTGGTTAGCGCAGGATCCGGAACTACAAACGTCATCCCAAGGTTTGCTTCACCGAATATCGTAGACGGATCTATGAGTGATAACGGGGCTGGAACCATCACTAGAGCAGGTACGCTTCAGTTCGCCGTGAACGGTGGAAACCTATTGCTCACTGCGAACGGAGCCGGAGACGACATTGTCGCAACATCCGATAACGGTTACTTCCAGTTCGCAAGTGCGCGCAGATTCAACATCTCGACACATCAATTGAACGCGGGGACACTTACCGAAACTCCGATGCAATCCCCAACCGGTTCGTGGAGAAACGTCGCCTGCATTACCGGACCTTGTGATTTGTCGATTGCGGAAAGCGCCGGAGACATGCCTGGTGTATGGTTCTACGTACACAACCAGGGTTCCGTCGATATCACTGTGAACGATATCGCAGGACAACAAGAGGTACCTGGATCCGCGTTCACCTTTACGCCCGGGTCCACTATTGGATTCGTTTACCAGACAACCCCAACAGCACAGTGGGTCATGTCTAGCTATTTCGATCCAGGTGCAAGTAGTGTACCGCTTTCTGGTTCCAGCCTTACCTCCGACGCTATACCGAAGTGGGACGGTAGTGAGATGGCGGACTCACAGATCACTGATGATGGTGCTGATATTACACTCGGTGCGTCCGGTGATATCCAGATTCCAAGTGAGGTTGAACTCCACTTCGGGTACGACGCAACAACGGATGGATACATTAAGCTCCGTGACTTCGGAGATCCGAACCAGAGGCTAGAGACCTATACACCGTATCTAGGGTCGATCGTCTTCGCTCCATCAACCGGTCCAATACGTTGGGCAAGGTTGACAACTCAGGATCCTAACTTCGAGATGGGATCAGAGGTTGCGGCGGGCAACTCCGGCTACAGCTTCCTGATGGAGCAGACGAACGAGACTGCGATGGACAGCGCCGGAGATCAACGTGAGTTCTTTAAGGTCAACTTCCCGTCTGCCGCTCACACCGCTGGGAACAAGTTTGGTGTGCAGTGGTCCGGTATCTCTCCATCCTCTGCAAACGAGGTTTTGCACGTGATGGGTACTGGATGGGATCACACGTTCTTGTGGGGAAACACAACGACTGGTACCTATCTTGATTTTGCTTCTCCATCTGGAGTGAATACGGTGACTATCCCGGCAGCTACCGGAACGGTCGCTCTCCAAAGCGGGGCTTACTTGGATCTAGAGCACCAAAGCGGTGCTATAGCCAGTCCTGGTGGAAGCGATATCAGGTTGTATTTCTCCGATGTGTCAGATCGTGGTGCCGGTGGCCCCGGCAACGACTGTGCATTGATTGCGGAGCTAGCAAACGGAACCGAGGTTGTAATCAGCATCCTACGCACAGATAGTGCCTGTGATGCACCATAAGAGGGCTTAGAGATGACTTTCTCGTACAAGCTTGCTGAGGGTCTCCCAGGAGATCGAGACAAGGTACGTTTCCTCTCCGGCGATACCAATAAGGATGACCACGTACTCGAGGACGAAGAAATTGACTTCATCCTGACGCAGGAACCTAATATCTGGTTTGCCGCAGCTATGGCTGTCAATCAGATGGTTCTCAAGCTGCAAGCTGGTATTTGGGAGGAACAGAAAGTTGGTGAGACACGTCTACGTGCTCGCAGGATCTCTGATCTCAAGGTCAAGGAAGATCAGCTTCGAGCACGTGGTGCGATGCATCAGCAACCTTCTATTGGAGGTGTGTACAAAAGCGAGCGGGATGCCCTGTTGTCGAATTCCAATATCCTACGTGGAGATTTCTTTCGTGGGATGCACGACTACCCGGGTACTACTCGTCGTAGTAGACCTGCGGTCGACTTCACGGTGATTTAAATGTCGATTATAGGCACTCCGCTCAAGAAGTTCTTTATATGGACGGTGACGATTGAGCCGTTCATCTCTGAAGACTATAGCGGGAGTCCGACATACGGAGATCCGGTGGAGTACAAAGCAAAGATCGAGAGGCAGGAGAGAATAACACGTACTTTGGATCAACACACGATTAGATCACGTAGATTGATCTATCTGTACACGACATATACGGGGATAACGACGAAGGATAGGTTGACGTTGCCTGCTGGTTTCGAACCACTGCAACCAAAGATTCTGGATGTAAGGATCACACACGATCATCAAGGGGTTCATCACATCGTATTGGAGACGTAGACGCCTGGAATGTTTACAGGACCTCCGGCAAGAGGCATCGGAGGTGCAGGAGGACCGAGGGGTAAAGGAATTCCCCGCGTAAAGATTGAGGTCATTCCTGCTAGTCTTCGCCAAGTGATGAAACAGATGCAGAGGGTTAGCGATGCGGGTGTTGAAGCCGCACTAAAAGCAACTGAAGAAGAAGTGAAAATGATCTTGGACGATGCAAAGGCGAATACACCTATCGATAGGGGACACCTCGTCACTTCCGGTAGGATGTTCAAACCTCGTATCAATAAGAAGCAGGGTACGGCATCTTTCCAGGTCGTGTTCGGAGGTATCACTGTATCGGCTGAAGGAGGAAGCAGGTTTGTTGACTACGCGGTGATTGTTCACGAGACGCATCCTACTAAGAGCCAGTTCCTGGAGAATGCCGCCGCAAAGAGGGTTCCGGGTATGGCGGATAGGATAGCAAAGAAGGTCAAAGCTGCGGTTTATGGAGCAATCTAATGGCTACGGTTACTGATGATCTGCACACGTATCTGTCGGCACAGTTTCCTGCCGAAACGATTCGTACTGGGTTCCTACCTACAGATCCAGATCAGGTGATCGGAATCATAGAGAGACCTGGTGGCGAGCCGCCTGCTGAAACGTTCGTTGGTAGGGGCAGAGGTCCAACGCTTCATATGGAGCTTCCGAACATTCAGATAATAGTGAGGACTCCTAAGGATCAGTACAAAGCATCCAGAGATCTTGCTGACCTAGTTTTTCATGCCGTACACAACCTGGTCGGTATTACGATTTCCGGAACACGTTACGCAGTAATAGAAGCTACACAGTCGCCCTACAACATCGGGATCGATGAACAAGGGCGTTGGTTGATCG